AGGACCGAGATTGGGTGGTTCCAAAGTGAAAAATCCACGACCTACTAGATGTAGTAGGTGGGGTGGGTAAAATCACTAGAATTGACAGGGAAGCGGGGGTTGCGGGGGTCAAAACGACATTACTCCATATATTTATTTTTTTTTATTTTTTTATAGAACAAAAAATAAGAAATGACCCCCGCTTCCCTGTCTTCCCTGTCAATTTTAACGTAAGTCTTTGATTTTAAAGGGGGTGTCGTGAAACATTTTCGTGGAACACCCTGTCACTTTTTTGGCAACCCTGTCAAATGGGGACAGAGTCGATAGTTTTATTTAGAAAACCACCAAATGTCGGTATAATTAGGGACTATATGATTTTTTGGCAATGAAGAAATGGGCAAAATATCGTCTTTATATTCACTAAACTCTTTAGTACAAAGAGAAATTGCTTCAAAAACGTCTTTTTGCGGTTCTTCGCTAAGCTCAAACCATTCCCTACTTTCCCTTATTTTTTCGAAACCTAGTTTTTGCAATGCAGCATGTACTTTTTTATCAGTAATCTTTTTTGGAACAACCCAAGCTTTTATAAAAATCAGAGGCTCTGGATTGGAAGAATTATCTTGATTTCGTACCCGTTGCTTGGGATCATTTACTGTTTCACCAATTTTGTACCAATTATTTTGTTTATAAATGGGTGATGTATATATGTATATGTGTTTCATATGATATCCTATTACGATAGTTTGAATGTAGAGGGTAAGTCTTTGGTAATAGCAAAGACAAGATTGTCGACATCCTGTCCCCTCCACACCTACTAATGCAAATAATCCTTAAAAAACGCCCCAAATTTCTCATATTGTGAAACAACAAAACAAAATTTCTGTTCTAGAATACCAAGATGGAAACAAAAAACACTAAACCAAACTGCCTTCCCGTCCAATTTGCCAACATCCCCATAGAGCTTAAGAAAATACCCCGCTGGGTACTGTGGCGCATGATTGAGGTAGGTGACGAAGAGAACAAACGCTGGTCTAAAATGCCGTTTCAGATCAACAACTTACCGGCATCATCTACCAATCCATCACATTGGACTGACTTTTTATCTGTCCAAGCTGCCTATGAACAAAACCCCAGCCATTTTTCTGGAGTCGGCTTTGTCTTTACTAAAGAGGACAATATCATTGGCGTTGATTTGGATGATGCGTACGACCACCTCCAAGGGCGTTTCATAAATGCTGCACTGCAACATATTGCAGATCAGATTGAGGGGTATATGGAGATTAGCCCATCGGGTACCGGGGTTAAGATATTCACCCGCTCCAATTTAGCGGCATCACACGTTGACCACGCATTGGGGTTGGAGGTGTACCCATTCTCTCGGTTCTTTACAGTAACTGGGAACTATATCAGCGGTTCTATTCCTACTACAGAGCAAGACCTCACCACCATTGTGCCGCCTCGTACTATTACCCGTACAGGCGATGTATTTGCAGACTACTCACCGCCAGTTGAGGGGTACGATTTGCATCGAGTCGAGACTGAGCTGCTCAGTAAAATGACAGACTATGGGTACGATGATTGGCTGAAAATCGGCATGATACTACACCATCAGTTTGGCGGGGACGTAGAGGCCTTAGAAGCATGGGATCGCTGGTCTCAAAATGGGCAAAAGTACCACCCTAACGCTTGTGAGAATAAGTGGAAAACATTTAAGGGTTCTGGCGCAACACTACGCAGCCTGATCTTTAAAGTTAATCAGGAAGATCGGCAAGAAGCCCTAGCCCGAGGTGAGACCATTTTAGACAATGGAACCTTAAACCATGCCAGGGTTTTTATTGACAACTTTTACTCGGTCGAAGAGGGTTGTCGTTTGGTGCATTACGCTCAGGATTTTTACCAGCATGTTAAAACACACTATGAGCCAATTGAAGAGCAGACCATCCGCTCCCAGTTGTACGGGTTTTTAGACAAGTGTAAGAAAACGGCAAAAGGTGGTGCGTTGCAACCGTTTAATCCGTCACCAGCTAGCGTCACATCGGCAATTGATGGTTTGAAATCATTGGTGCATTTACCCAACCACGTTAATACCAAACCACCGATTTGGCTACAGAACTACCGTGCCAATAAGCCAGACGCTAGTAAATTGATTTCGGTTAAAAACGGTATTTTCCATTTAGAAGATAATGTGCTGTTACCGCACTCATTGGGGTTCTTTACACAAAATGCGCTGAACTTTGATTATGACCCACAGGCACAATGCCCGCAGTGGTTAGCGTTCTTACAGTCTATTTGGCCGGATGATCAACAGTCTATCGACTGTTTGCAAGAGATGTTTGGGTACATCATCAGCGGTGACACAAGGCAACAGAAATTTTTTAACATCATTGGTCCAAGACGTTCGGGTAAAGGCACAATCAACAAAGTGTTAGTTGAGTTATTAGGCCAGCACAACACCGTAGCGCCACAGTTAGAAGAGCTTTGTGATACCTTTGGTTTGCAACCTTGGCTAGGTAAGTTGTTGGCTTCTTTTACAGATGCACGAGCACCAGAGCGCAATAGATCTACAGTAGTGTCTCAGTTATTGCGGATTGTTGGTGGTGATACGGTTACGGTTAACAGAAAAAACAAAGACGCTTGGAATGGTTATTTACCAACCCGGATTATTGTTTATTCCAATGAGGTGTTGCAGTTAACAGAAAACTCCAACGCACTTACTGGCCGTATGATTGTTTTAAAAATGCGGCATTCGTTTCAAAAAAAGGAAGATGCGGATTTATCAACTAAGTTGTTTGGTGAACTATCTGGCATCTTCAATTGGTCAATGCAAGGACTTAGCCGCCGTTTAGAGCGGGGTGGTTATTTTATACAACCCGAGTCCGGCAAAGAGTATTTAGATTTGATGGTTGAGCTAGGCAATCCACTTGACACCTTTATCAATGAAGTGATTGAGCTTGATCCGCAAGCTGCCACACCAAAAGATGACGTGTTTGCTTGCTTTAAACATTGGGCGATTAAAAAGAGCATACCGCCAGGTACGGAGTTGACGTTTAAAAAACGGTTTATTGCTGCTATTCAAGAGCACAATGTCAAAACAAGTGAAACCAGAACCAATGGTGAGCGGGTGCAGTTGTATGAAGGTTTGAGGCTAAACCAAAAAGCGCAAAAGTATATTTCGTCTTTGGAACGATTTGATGAGACGCCTTTTTAACTTTAAAAAACGGATCAAACGCAACCACTTTACTGTTGTTTTTGACAGAGTGGGTAAGCGCAAAGTGATTATACAAAACGCAAAATGTATAATAACATTACGTTTTAAAATGCAAAAGATAAGAAGGGCGCATCAAGGCCACCGTAATAAGGTATTTGGCAGTCTTACCCAATTGAGAATGAGACGCATTTACGGCATTAAACCAGCAGTAGCGCAGTTAAGGAGATAGTATGGAGTACAAAGATTTACAAACCGGCGGATTTAGCTTTCGGTTTATATTTGAAGAGAAGACAAACGAGTGGGTCTGCAAAATGCCAACGTGGCTGATCAACGCCGCAGAGGATATGCTTAATGCAAACCACAAAAGAGAACAAAGGCTGCAACAAATATTAGACGAGGACAGAGAATGACAAACGAAAATCAAAAACCAGTAACGGATGATTACCGTAACAACTGGGAGCAAGTATTTAAGAAAAACAAAACCGAAACAAACGAGCTAGAGGAATATCAAAAACTCGCAAAGGAGATTTGGTTTAGTGGCGGCTCATGCACTGGAGGAAAACCAGAATGAACGCATACGAATTAGCAGACTTAATTGACACTGGCATATTCCCTGAGGGCACATTAACACTGGCCACCAAAATGCTGCGTAACCAAGCAGATGAGATTGACAGTTTGCAAGAACATTTTGACAAAGCATTAGACTTTTTAACTCGCATTAACACTGGCGGAAAGTAGTAAAAAATTGTTTGATGATATTATATTTAACACGCAACATGCTTGCGAAACTATAATTGTAGGAGAAGCTAAATTGACAACCTTTACCACTGAAGATAGAGAGCAAGCGGAACGTGAAAGCAAAAACCCATATGAGTACGCTGCTATGTTGCGCAACTCTGCAAGGTTTAATCCGACTATGGGCATATTAAAAGATTGCGCTGATATGATTGAGTTCTTAGCCGATGAGTTGTGCAACTCTGATTACACATTTGAAAACGGCCAATCATTTCAAAACAAATATGCAAAGAGCTGGCAAAAATGAACACCATCACAGTAAACCAGTACTTAGAAATCTTTAAGTTCGCAAACATTGACAATTTAAAGCACATGAAACGAGTGTTGTTTATGTCACATAGCACCGAAGACCTAAAGAACCGTTATGATGCAGTAAAGATTGCCCTGGGGGAAGAATGAACGCAAATGAACTAGCTGATGAATTGGAAAATGGCGCACAACATGCAGAAGACCACGCCACCATAGCAATTCGTGTAACTAAAGCCGCCACCATGCTACGCCAGCAACAGGCTGAAATTGAGTTATTAAATGCAAAGCTGGCTTATATGTTTGAGCAAGAGATTAAAAGTGCAAAGGTAAACAAATGAACTGGAAAGCATACGATGAAGTGCATTTTAGTGACCAATATATTCTACGCTGGGTGCGTGAAGGTGACGAGTATGTAAGCCGCATCAGCAAAGAAATGATGGAAGACTTACATTCCGTAGTGCGCCAGCAACAAGCTGAAATAGGGTTTTACAAACAGGATGCAGATCGTTACAAATTAAAGTGCGCAAGCCAACAAACTGAAATTGACGCGTTAAAAAAGACCATCGAGTCCTTGTTCGGTGGATTGGAATCATCTTTAGCATTAAACAAAGCACAAACGGAGCGTAACTAATGAGCTTCACTATCTACCAACACAACGGGCTCAAGACCACCCAGTGGTTCGCCACAGTTGACAGCCTGATTGCCAGCATGCTGGCCAACCCTAACGACGCATACCACCGCAATGACTGAGATCGCACTATCATTCTTCATAGGTTTTATGATTGGCCTTGTCATGCGGCCAAAAGATAAAGACTTACAAGAGCAACAAGAAATATACGACAACAAATTGTTTGAGTATCGAAAAGACGTTGAGTATTACAAAGACCTGTGCAAATGGCACGTAGAGCAAAGGAAACAAAATGACAAAACCATATAAAGTAAGTTTTGAAGAAGGTTGGGCCGATGAGTTGCTAGAAGATGGGCTGACTCAAGAACAGTTTGATGCGCTCGTTGATGGAATCCAACAGTTGCTTGAAACCGGCGAAATCATCAGCACATTTGATGAACAAGAAGAAATACCAAAACAGAAAAGACACTAATGAAAAAGCGCCCGTACTACGTTATCGACACTGGCTTTTTTGGAGCCAAAGTGTTTGTTTGCTTTTCTGATACGTCATTCCAGCAAGCACTCAAAGACAGCAAAATAACAACTCGCCATAATGCCTTAGACATAGGCATTGCTGAGTCACATTTTATTCAGCAAGAGGGCACTCACCACAGTATGTTAGCGATTGCGTTTAATTATGATGACATGGAAAAAACCGATGCCTTAGAACGTATGGGAACAATCTACCATGAAGTCTCTCATACAATAACCCATATATTTGAATACATCGGTGAAGATGATTCTAAAATTGGTGACGAAACTCGCTCCTATCTTGGAGAGCATGTATTTAAACAAGTATTTGCAGCCTATGCAACGGAGGAAGATAGACGTGAGCGTCTTAGAAAAAGAAATAGAGAAGCACTTATTAAACTTGGCGGTAAAAGCGGGGGGTCGCAGCTTCAAGTGGATATCAACCGTGACAGGAGTGCCGGACAGGATAGTATTCCTGAACCAAAACGTGTATCTAGTAGAACTAAAAACGCAAACCGGGAAACTGAGCAAGAGACAAGAACTGGTTTTTGATGATCTGGGCGAGCAGGGTTTTCCTGTTCACGTTCTACGCAGTAAAGAAGACGTTGAGGATTTTGTAAATGGCGCGACAAAAGCTGAGCATTAAAGATATTCATATTGGCAGGGCATTTGAGTGGGCAAAAAGAAGAGCTAAAGTAAAAAATATTCCGTTCACAATAACTAGGGAATATTTACGAGCGATTGCTGCAGATGAATGCCCAATATTTGAAACGCATTTTGAATGGGGACACTCCGGCCTTGGTGTTGGCAAATCCAAACCAGATGGCCCGCAATTAGACCGAATCGTTCCTGAACTAGGATACGTTGAAGGCAATGTGGCTTTTATTTCACATAGGGCAAACCGCATTAAAAGCGAAGGTACCATGCAAGAACATTACGCCATAGCAGATTGGATTTGGAACAGTACCCATGTTAACGAGAAGTAACCTTCACCCTTATCAGATTGACCTTATTGAGAAAGCAAAATCATGCCAAAACATGGGATTGTTCCTACCACCGGGGCTGGGCAAAACGACAACGACCCTAACCATCATAGCCGAGCAGTTCCAGGGCAAGACACTGATCATAGCCCCCAAGAGAGTAGCGGAGACAGTGTGGGAGCAGGAAACCAAGAAGTGGAGCCATTTGAGCCATTTACGCGTATCGAAGATTATGGGCAATCCGACACAGAGATTGTCCGCCTGTACTTTGGAAGCGGATATCTACCTGATAAACCTTGAAAACGTGGTGTGGCTTACAGACGCTCAGCCTAAGTTAGTGTTCACTAACTTAATAATTGACGAATCGTCTCGGTTTAAGGATCCAAGCACCAAGCGTTTTAAGGCTCTCAAAAAGCACCTAAAAGCGTTTAAAAGGCGTATAATACTAACTGGTACACCTACCCCTCAGGGTATTGGCGATCTCTGGTCACAGGTGGGTATATTGGACTTAGGAGAGCGTTTAGAGACTAGCTTGACCAGGTTTAGGGATAAATACATGATGCCGGATCAAATGAATCGGCAAACAAGGGTAGTTTATAGTTGGAAATTAAAGGAAAATGCGGATCAAGCTATTAGAAATAAAATTGCGGATATATGTTTTAGTCTTAAAGCTGAGGATTATTTACAGCTACCGGCTCTTACAACGCTGTATCACCAAGTTGAAATAGACAAAAATGTACGAAAACAATACGAACAGCTTAGAAAAGACATGGTCGCTGAAATCAAGGGCGAAAGGATTACAGCTCCAACAGCGGCAGCATTGGCGAACAAGCTGCTCCAGTTCACATCAGGAGCGGTCTATAACGAAGAAGGAAACGCGCAAGAAATACACCGCTCTAAATTGGAATATCTTGAGTCGATCATGGAAGAATCTTCCAGTCCCACGCTTGTCTTCTACCATTTCAAACACTCACTCAACAGATTACGTCTTCAATTCCCAGAGGCGGTGGTGCTGGACGATGACAACATCGAAGCGTGGCGTCGTGGCCAGATTCGTATGCTCCTTGCCCACCCGCAGAGCGGTGGGATCGGGCTTAATCTTCAGTGCAACGTTGGAGACACAGCACAAACGGTCTGGTTCGATCTACCATGGAGCTCAGAGAACTACATCCAGGCAAATGCTAGGATCTACCGCCAAGGACAAACGAAACCGGTTGTCGTACATAATTTAACAATTACCAAAAGTATTGATGAACATGTGGTAAAAGTATTAGAAGGCAAAATAAATTTACAAGAAGCTTTATTGGAGGCATTAAAAGTTAAGCAAGAATGAAAACAACAATAAAAACAAAACACAAAATAAAAGCAGCGACACCCAGACTATCAGATGAAGATCCAGATCCAATTGAGCAAGACGAAACAGCAGAAGGTTATCATCTGTTGCAAGAGGGCTGGGTACCTTGGGACACCGAAGATATACTAGACATTCGCAGATTGATTGATAAGCATATGGATGCAAAGCAACAAAAAATATTTGTAGCATTTCTTAATGGCCAAAGCTATAATGACATTGATGTGACAGAAAAATATTGGCGTGTGCATTTTGCTAAAGGCATAAAATTTATTAAGAAAGAATTAGGACTATGACACACATTGTTGTTGAGTATAGAGATAATGGCAATTACGTACAAAAGACTTTGTACAACACAGAAAAAGTAGAACACGGGCAGTTTAGTAATTTAATTGGTGTGTGGCATTGTGAATCAATGGAAGAGTGCCATGTAATGCAAGAACAGCTTAAGGAGATGAGGCATGCAGGACGCAGTAAATAAACCTAAACACTATACCAGCCACCCCTCTGGTATTGATTGCATACAAATTACTGAGCACATGAGCTTTAATTTAGGTAATGCTATGAAGTATATTTGGCGAGCTGATTTAAAGAACGATGCAATAGAAGACTTACGCAAAGCTGAGTGGTACATTCGTAGAGAGATTGAGAAGAGAACCCCAACAATGAAAGCGCGCATAGACAAGGAGTGCGGTAAATGAAAATTGAAATTGACGATGATTGTATTGATAGCATCATGCAGTCTGCCATTCTTAACGACTATATCAGTTTGACAAAGGACATTAAAGTTGCCAAAAAGAATCCAAACGCTTTTCATGAAGATGACGTTGCGGCATTTAAAAGTGTAGTGGCTGCTTTAGAAGTGTTAGGTGGTTGGTATTTTTGCCAAGGTGAATTTGAAAAAGCCGTTAAGCTTGCTAAGAAACAAAAATGAAAAAATATACAGCTCATGATTTAGAACAAGCCATTATGCAGTGTTGGCAAACCAGTGATGATTTGGATTTGTTTTTTCGATATCATGGGGACGCACCAAACCCAATGACAGAAGACGAGGTTTCCAATACTTTGATAGGCCTTAAACTATTAAACGATATGCGTATTTGGAATGCGCAAGACGCACATTGCAGATTTTTTGAATTAAACGAACATTGTACTGATCCAGAAAAGTTAGCAGCAAGAGAAGCACTGTTTCCAGATTTTCCAATTAAAAAGAAAGGTAGTAAAAAATGACCGAAGAAACCAAAGTAATTGATAGTAATTTAGATGACGAAATTTTGACATTCCGTTTTTCAGTAAAAGCAACTAACGGCTTGCTGCAGATTTTAGGCAACGCCTCATTTGTTTCATCCGCTGGATATATTCAAGATATTCAAACCCAAGCAGGCCCACAAATTGAAACCTTGGTAGCAAAACAAAATGAATCTCAAACAGCTGCTTAAGCGAGCAGGTATAAGCAATAACATCATAGCTGAGGTTGAGCGTAAAGCCAAAATGACCACAGCACAGCAGGAAATTGA